AATCAATTCGGGCGCACACATTGATCGCACGATGGATTTAGTTCCTGCTTTTTAAATAAAAAGGGCGACACCAGATCGGTGTCGCCCCTGCCATTGAGTGATTCTTAACCCTTAGCTTTGTGCTAGTTTAGCAAAATAACTAAGTGTGTCTTCATCTCCATCCGCGACTGCATTATCCACTTGAGGTGTTGGAGCTGGCGTCTCAGCTGGGCTTGGAGTCGGTGTCGGAGCGTTATCAATAGCGGGCTCTCGTGTTACACTCAACTCTTGTACCATCTTCTCATGTAGCGTATCGGCAATTTCTTCTTCTCCAAGAACATCGTACAGCTTCTTCTTTAAGTCAGCATACGATTTATAACTTTCTTGGTTAATGAACTCATTCAGTCCATGAAGTTTTTCATAAATCGTTTCTAACTTTGCTTCTTCACCATCAAACAATTCAGTCGGTGCTTCGAACTCAGACTTGTCATAGTTACGATATCCTTCGACATTACGAATCTTCAACTTGAAGTTTGCTCCACCCCAGAAGTCAAATGGATTGACTGGTGTTTCATCTTCGAATTGAGGTTGCATGACATCCATGATCTTATCAAAGATCTTCTTACCATACTTGTAGAGGAATACTTTTCCTTCATTCTGTGGATTCGCTGTATCAGAGATCACAAGAATATTTGAAACGTGATGGAGTCGGCGCTTGCGTTGGCGAGCAACTTCTTTATCCGATTCGATACCACTATTCCATAGTTGAGTATTCATTTCACTTACTGGATCTTGTTGACCGATAGAAGTCAAAGACTTTTCGATGTACCACTTACCAGTTGGCCCCTTGAAGCCGTGGTCCCAGTAACGAACCCAAGGGAGATCCTCGCCTTCGACTGCTGGAAGAAAGCGAATAACGGCATAACCATTACCTGCTTTATCTACTGTTGGTGCCCACATACGATCATCACCATATGACTTCTTTTCAGAAGTGTTTTCTGCAGCCTTAACTAGGTTTGCAATTGCTTCGGCACGTTTTTGTTTTAGTTCTTGAAACGACATATTATTTGTATATTATTTGTATTGTTAGTATTTTGTTTTTGTATTACGATGTATTTAATCGATATAACCATTATAGACTAATATAGTTAAAAAGTAAACTCTTTAATTACTATATCTTTCATTTTTTTCATGTTTATATCAACTAAGCTGTACTTGTATTTCTGTGCCAACATTGCTTGACCCTTCTTAAAAGAAAGAGGATCATTTAATATCGGCAGTGTATCATTAATAAAGTTTACCATCTGATCTAGAATTGACACAGTTTCAATGCTGATCTTTTCTGAACAAAGGTAATCTATTATTAAGTTGTTTCCATTCTCACATCTGCAAAGTTTGTCAAATGACTCCTCTGCATCAGTAAGTAGTTTTATATCAGTCTTGAAGCGGTATGATACTGAATCTAATCGAGATTGCAACTCTTTATAGTTACTCTCTGTCATTGATCCAACCCATTTAACTTCCTTAATGATATTAGCTGTATAGAATTTTTTCAAGGAATCTGAATCATACTTCCGACCCAGTTTTTCGAAAAAGTATCGATCTCGCCTTTTTTCAAAGGAAGCTCTACTCACTCTTGTCTTGAAGTGGTATTTATAAGCATTATAAGAGTCACTATTATAATGTAATAGCAGTGCATTGTAAATTGAATATGATTCAAATCCCGACATTACATTTCTGCTTCAAACATACATTCTCCATTGAGTTTTACACAATCAAGTATCTTTGTTCCTAGAATGTAATCAGCATAATCTGAATAGTCCTCTTCTTCAAGACCATTGAATGTGTCACAGTCAGGGCCATTGTGATACTCTTTAAGATTATCTATGCTGACACTTTCTTCAATAGCAGCCAATTCTTTTTCAAGTTCTGGAATATGTGAATCATCGAATTGATATAACACCCTTGGCTCTGCACCAAATCGATCTGCTGCAAAACTATTTTGAACACCGAAAACGAATTTACCTTCTATATCTCCTGTATAATATCTTCCCATAATTTAAAATAATTTAGTTGTGTTGTTCTTTATGATGTTTCTATCCATCGCTTCTGCTTCAAGTTTGGCTTTGAGTGGGCCTGTAACCAATCTCACAATATCTTGTGGATCAATCATTAAGCCTTCGCAAATGTCACAGATTGCTTCGGCATAAGTCATCTTATCTTTATGAACCAATATTTCGACTTGACTTCTTAGAGCCTCTTTTGTAATGCTAGGTGTAATAACTACTGCTTGTTTCATAATATTCTTAGTAAGATAGTGTCTTTATTGATTCGGCCATTCACTTTGCCACGCTTGGTCTTTAGATCATCGATAGCCTTTGTAAATACCTTTTCTGATTTCTTTAATAGAATAGGAATTATATCATCTGGCTTACGGATTGTCAATGAGAAACTTTTCTCTTCATTCCATTCCTTTAGACTAGTTCCTTTGACACTGATAGGATTATCTGATTCATACACACCCAACTTTCGAGTCTTTGTGTTGAATACAAGAACCATTCTAGAACCAGGGATATTCAATGGAGAGACAGATTGGATACCGAAGTCATCATCCGATTCTTTATATTTAAGTTTCTTAACTTGTAATGAAGCGGACTTCACTTTCTTATTTCGAACCTTACGAACCTTCTTATTAGAAGATGAATACTTATCAAGCTGTGTAATCATCGCTTGAATAGCCTTCAAGCGGCTTCGAATACCTGGCTTGGGTAAGAAAGACCATCCTTCGATATCAAACTCATCTGTCTTATCCAAAGCATTCTGAAGGCTTTCACGATAGACCTCTAGCCACGAATAGATATCTTTCAATCCTTTCACGGGAATTGAATTAGCCTTTAGGAGTTGAATCAGATTAATCGAGTCAACACTTGTCTGATTTTCTGCCCATCCTTTATCATCGATCATAATCTCTAATTCAGAGATAATAGTCTTATTGACTTTATTAGAAAGACGTTGAAGTGGGGAAAGAATCTTCACATTAGAGTCCTCTGTGTTCAATGAGGCTTGCGCTTGTATGCTTGCTTGACTGCGTCGAAGGATAGAATCAATCTCAGCCTTAAGAAACGCGACATCATCGTGCGCTTCATCACAGGATAGACCAGGTTTAGATTCGATATATTCCATAACATCATCTCGTGTTGGAATCATACCATTATTCATAGCCCGAGCTAGTTTTAAGCATGTGATATTTGCACAGCGTTCACCCTCAGACTTAATCAACTTCACTTGCTGCTTTGTGTATCCATTCGTTGGCATCCATTTCAAAAGGTCATCGAATAGATCTTTAGCCGAACAATAGTAATTATAGAAGTTGAACATTCGGGAACGTTCCTTCATAAATTTCTCAATTGGCCAAGATTCACACCCGTCCCATTTGGGTTCTTCTCCAGTATATTTGTGGTCCACTGCTGCGACCCTTCCGTAACGATCAAAAATTCTAGTCTTCATTATTAATGTATTGATTTGCTGTATAGCGGGTTAGATTATCGAATTCTTCATGAATATCAAATTCAGTAGGAGCTGTTGGTTCCAAGGGCACAAAATCACTCTGAATTTCCTTTGAGGCCCGTTTTGTTTTCTTCTTAGCCTTCTTAACCAGAGACTTAATGAGATTTAATCTTTCAACTTCTGTCATAATATAATGTGATTTAAATATTATCGATAAACAGTGATTGTCTTAGTAACAACTCGTGTCTCATAGTGACCAGGAATAGTATATAGAACATTTCCACTAACATCTGTTACATATTCGTCTGCTACCCATACTTGCTCCTTAACTTGAACCTGTTGCTGGTGAGCCTGAACTTGTGGAGCCTGTTTAACAATTGTGACTGATTGTGAGTTTGAATTGTAACCTCGGCTCTTTTGATTACTTCGACGGCCCCATTCGCCCGCGGCGCCAGCGGCCACTCCGCCGATGATCGCTCCAGTTTCAGAGTCTCCATCTCCGACATTGTTACCGATGATGGCACCGCCGATTGCTCCGACTGCGATATCCCTAATAATATAGTCATAGTCTCCTGCGTGAGCCGATGTGCTGATTAATGCTGCTGCTGTTAATAGTGTTGTTAGTTTTTTCATAATTATTTAATTGTAATGAATGTTGCCTCATTGTTAGTTAGTTTACCGTCACGTTCCATTTTTCTCTTGAAGCGACGAGCGAATGATAAAGCTCTTTTAGAGCTGTAAGTGTTATAATACTTAGTGTAAGTCTTGATCAATTCATCTTTTTCAAAAAGAGAATATGTTCCATAGTCACGAGACTTACTCGACCAGATTTCAATTGTTGCTTCAAGCATATGGGCTGTCTTCCACATTATAAGTGTTCATAAACGAGTTCAAGTAGAACTTTTTCACTTCATCTTCAGATAACCAAAGCATGAGTTCTTTCAGAATAAATTCTGGGTCGGCTTTGTCATTGTCGATAATTTCTAGGATTCGGTTTGTATAGGCTCTTGTCATAATAGTCTTTCTCAATCTTATATGTATATTATACTCTATTTTGTGGGATTTGTCAATGATCTTATCTATCTAATAATCAACTAGTTAGGACACTGCGATGTGGGATTGATCAAATGTCATAATCAGTTGATAGAGAATCACTTAAAGAATAAGTGTCTTCCGATCTTAACCGTAAGTGTCATATCTTCCGCCCAATATGGTTCGTCGATATATTCTGCATAGTAGTGATCAGCGCCTTTTGTGTAATTAGTCATCTGTGCTGTATCGACAATCTTCATTGCCTCGTGCCAGCGTGGGTGTTTCTGAGCCTTCATGACATTAGATTCAATGTCCTTTCCATTCCAACAAGAGAATTGCCATTTCTGAAGACAGACATCAGACATTGGTTTGTTACGTTTCATTGATCGATTATAAATCACTTCATGAACAGCTTCCATAGCTCCCTCAGAATATTCGCCTCCTGCTTCGAGAATCAGAGTAGATGCAACTACATCACGGTCTGAATAAGAGAATGCAGTGCTGCTAAGAATTATGAAGAGTGCAGTGTATAGTTTCATATTAAAATTTTACCCCCATGTTGGTGAGTTCTGCTCTGAGTTCTTCGTCACTGTGAGCCGTGCGGCCGTTAGTGAGTTCATACTCAACAGAGAAATCACCACGCTCACTGCCAAGTGGCTTGTCCACCGTTTTGAACGCGATTTGGTGTCGCATTGAACCGTGGTCACGATTGTCAGTCACGCTCTTCACACGATATGTGTCATCTTCAGCACGATAGACCTCATTGAGAGTCTCCCAGTCTTCGCAGACTGTGGCATCTCTGCTCACAATTTCCTCTCCGCGGACGAACTCAGAAGAGTGGTCATCAGAGTGTTCAATGAGACCACGAATCTCATCAAGAGATTCAGGCGAAGAGAGAAGTGACTTGTCGGTCACGACGTATGTGGAGCCACCTTTGGCTTTCCAACGATCGCCGTAGTTCTCCATATATTGAGTGTTGAGGACGAGTTTTACGCCGAGATAAGGAGTTGTATTTTTCATATATTAAATGTTGATGCCATTTTGAAGTTCAGCAGGAGACTCATAAGCGTATGATTCTTCTGCTTTCTTTTCTTCCTGCTCGCGGTCGTATTCGGCACTGGCCTGAGCATAACACTCAGATGAAAGATGTTCCCACTCTGCAGTGGTTTTGTCTGACCAATAATCCCAACGAGGGCGAATTCCATATGCCGCCTTATGAGCGTCATAGTACTCTTCCCAAGCTTTGGTCTGATCCCACTCGTCAGGAGTAAGGCTGCGCTCACCTTTGGTGTAGTGTTTGCTGTGGCTGATCATATCCGCCTCATCATAGGAACTATACATGCGGAACTCTCCCTCTGGCGCTGCCTCGGCCCAAGCCTTAGACTTCGCGCAGAGTTCGTTGACATGATTGCGAAGTTCTTCTGTGATGTGTGATGTAATATTCATAAGTTCTATTGGTTGGTTACAGTATTATTATATCTGTGTTCCTATTGTAAAGTTATGAGAGAGAATGTAAACAATTAAGATACAAGAGTTAAGAACGAGGGTGATACTGACCACCGCATCGATGTCTTATTATCGCGAACTTTAACAGTCTTACGATTGATCTTCTCGACCGTTGCGTTGATCACTGAGCCTTTACCGGTGAATGATACGATATCTCCAATAGAGAACTTAGCTGCATTTTCTGCAATAATCTTGCGACTACGTGTATTGTGCAAGTTGACAGCGTGATCAAGATCCTCTC